CCAAGGCAGGGGTGCCAACGTCCACATACTACAGAACCATTGGCGGTAAGACGCATCTGAAGTATGAGACAGCGATAAAAGTTGCGAAGATCATTGCGATGCTGAAAGAGGGGCGCACCCTCAAACGCAATGACAAGAGGAAGTTATGACCACCTTTGAAAACTATTCGAAGGAAACAAAAGTGACAGACTCGTACAGTCTGATGGTCAATTCACTTGTCGATAGACGCAACGATCTAGGATATTCACAAGAGGCGTTGGCAGATATGATAGGCTGCACAACATCTCTGATTCATAAATGGGAGCAGTACAAACGTGTGCCATCTGGGTTCATGTTGACGTGCTGGTTAGATGCACTTGGCGTTGAGATCAAAATCTGCCCGAAAAGTTTTGAGTCTAACGACTTATAAATGTGATGCATGTGAACTTGAATCCGAGTTCTTTGTTCAAGTTTTAGCCAGTGTGAAACCCGCTAGGTATCACACTATTTGTATTGATTGTTATGAGGCAGACAGATGGCAAACAAAAATAAGTCAAAGGGAAGTTACCACGAACGAAAGATTACCGAGTGGCTTAACTCAATCGGCATCCCTGCCAAGCGAGTCCCCCTCTCAGGATCACTCGGAGGCGAGTGGTCAGGAGATATCCACGCCACACTCGACGGACGACATGTGGTAACTGAAGTTAAGTATAGAGATAAGTCAGGATTCCCAAGTCCGTTTACCGTTCTCGATGGGCGTGACATGGCAATCTATAAGCGGAAGACTGGTAAGCCGCAGACAATCGTGATCATGCCAGCAGAACTATTTGCAGAATTGTTAGGAGATAAAGATGCAAACAGAGACACAGAATAAAATGCTTAAGAATATCTTAGATCAAGGTACGCACATCACACCCATCGATGCGCTCAATATGATTGGCACAATGCGATTGGCTGCGCGTGTGTATGAACTTAAGCTAACAGGTTATCCGATAGATAAATATGTGCGCACAATAAATGGAAAACGTGTGACATATTACTTCAAGTCTAGTACTGTGGAGACCTGAGGAAAAAAAGTAGGGTCGGCGCAATGAGGAGATAGCCGACCCTGCAAGGAGTATAGAGATAAAAACGAATGAGGCTTTCGTTTGTATAATGAATTACTACTACGTGAAGTACTGCGTTGGCAAGTACCTAACGCACAGATCAAGTTAATTCTATGTATCTTAGCGGATCATACTGGATCATCTGGGACATGCTACCCGAGCATCGAGCGTTTGACTACGCTCGGGTGCATGTCCAGATCATCCGTCATTCGTGCGTTGAATTGGTGTGTTGAAAATAACATCATCGAAAGATACTCGGGCGGCAAGGGTCGCCCCAGTCTATATCAATTTACCATTGTGAAGGAGGAGATCATGGCAAACAAAACTAGTGTCACACAGACACACAAAGGTAATAATATAATTAACTTAGAAGAATATATATTACCTTCGGGTGTCACACAGACACTACCCTTCGATGAGTTCTGGGATTTGTACCCACGCAAAGTTGCCAAGGGTCATGCACGCCTTGCCTTTAAGAAAGCGTGCAGCAAAGAAAAGCCAGGGGCGATCATCGAAGCAGTCAAGAAGTTTGCAGCCGCAGTGGAGGGGAAGGAAAAACAATATATTCCGCACCCGACTACGTGGCTTAACGGTGAGCGTTGGGATGATGACATCGATGACGTTGCACCACAGGCATCCACCAATACGGATCGCCTCAAAGAAATCTTGGTGTGGGATATGCCTAACAAGTTGGAGGACAAGTCATGAATTTCGAAGAACGCAAGCGCATCATTGGTACATGGCTGGTGAAGATACTCAAACGGTACACACCACCATCTGGCATGGACAATGACACACTGCGTGAGGAGATGGAGCTTATCGTTCAGGATGTGAACAACAAGATTCCATCTCAGTTCGAGCAAGTTGATCTTGAACAAACACTCATCAAGATCGATGGACATGTCCGCGCCAACCATGGAGCGCGAGCATGGCCTTCGATCAAAACGTTTATCAACTCAACAGTCGATGGTGTTAAAGATTACTCACGCGCCATTGCAGTTCCCAATGTCACTGTGAACTACGCAGCTGACAAGACTGATATGATCTATGCCAAGCGTGTACTGCGTGGCGATCCTATCCCTGACTACCTGCTCAATCCCAACTCTCGTTGGCGGCAGCAAGTCATAGAAACAGGTTTAGTTTCTGACGAAGACTTCGCAAAATATCTTGCACCTGTAAACAAATGATGATAGTAGTTTTTATAGAGGAGAAAAAACTATGAATAGACAAGGCTTTATTGGTGGCAGTGATGCAGTTAAGATTATGCAAGGTGATTGGTATGATCTATGGTGCATCAAAACTGGTCGTAATTTGCCCGAAGATTTGAGCCGCAACCTTGCGGTGCAGATGGGTACGTACACTGAAAATTTTAACTTGGCTTGGTTCGAGCAAGAGCATGACTGCATACTGCATCATCAGCAACAAGAACTAGAACGCACAACGGATGTAGGTGTTCCAATCAAAGGAACACTCGATGCTATGTGGCATGATGCTGTTGTTGAAGCAAAGCACACCAATGCATTTAATGACATGGAAAGTGTGATCGAGTGGTACATGCCACAAATTCAGTTGTATATGTGGTTAGCAGGTGCAGCACAAGGTGCTTACCTATCTGTGTTTTTTGGTAATAACAAATGGGAAAGCGCACACGTTGCATATGATGGTGACTACACAATCAATATGCTTGCTGTGATTGCTGACTTCTGGCGGCACGTCGAAGAAGATCGTGAACCATTAGGCATTGAGATACCCAAGCTAGACATCATCAGCATACCCATTGATCAGATGGTGGTGCGTGATGCATCGCAAGATAACATGTTCGTTGACGCAGCCGTGACATATGTGAACGGCTATGAACAAAATCGCATCTTCGAGAACGCAAAGAAAGACCTAAAGAACATGGTCGGCAGCGATGAACGTGAGGTGTTCTGCGATCAAGTCACAGTCAAACGTGACAAGCGTGGTGCGCTGCGCATTACCAAGCGGAACAAGTAATGGCGCACAAAAGAATAGTAATCTCGCCTAACAACAATAGGCCAAAGTATAGAGTTGCAAAAAGGAGTAATGCAAATGTCAAAAGACAATCTATCAATTTGGAATTCACTGTCCAAATCAGACCCGAAATATCTAAAGAAGGTGAGCTTCGGCTCGCGCTCATTCACAGCCATCGATCCACAGTATCAGGTAAAAATGATGACTGAACAGTTTGGGCCAATCGGTTTGGGTTGGGGTTGGGATTCCAGAATAGAAACTGTAACAACAGCCAACGGAGACATGGCAGTATTTGCACATGTGGCTGTCTGGCATACAGACAACCAGCATAGGTTTGGGCCGTTCACTGGCTGTCGTAAGTTCTACGATATGGCAAAGAACCGCATGAACGAAGACGCACCCAAGATGGCAGTGACCGATGGCTTGACCAAAGCACTGTCACACATTGGATGTAATGCCGATGTCTTTCTTGGGGAGATGGATGGCAACAAGTATGCAGCCGATAGTGGTCAGTCCAAAGGCGGATGGTAACTGTCACCAAAGAAATGATACAACAGGTTCCCTGCCCTAAGTGTGCAGCCAAGGCAGGGCAATCTTGTGGACATAGAAAGGATAAGCTTAGAAGTCACCACAAAAGATTAGAGGCAGCACAGAAACACTTTAATACAGGAGCCAGAAGCATGGCAGATTATGATAACACCAACTCAGGTGCAGCGTTCAAACCTTTCGATACAATGCGGATGATCTTGCAAGGCAAGATGAACATCGAAGGCAATGATCGCAAGGTGGTATTGGTGGCAGACGAAACCAAAAACGGTAAGCGTCTTGTCGAAGTATACCAGAAGGTCGCAGTCTTATTCGAAGAAGACAAAGGGGATAACCCTTCACGGCCTGATTACGCAGGGCCAGTCGAAGACTACGCAACCAATAAGAACATGCGCATCGCAGGTTGGAAGCGTAACAAAGATGGCAACAACTACATGTCTTTGCAAATCTCAGAGAAGACTGGGGGTCAGCAAGCAGGAGCAGCGGAGCCGCTAAATGACAACATCCCATTCTAGTTGGTACGCACTGCGAGAACGCCAACACAAAGAACGGATAGAGCAAGTGGAAACGCTTGCTCAATCTCGTTTAACACAGACCCAAGCAGCGCAAAGACTTGGGGTGACATTGCAAACACTCAACAGGTTCATTGTATTAAACAATATTCATTGGCCTGTTAAAAAGCAGGGGCAAAAAACAAATGACAAAAGCTGAAAAACTAGAAGAAACATTAGGTCAACGTATGAAAGCATTGGCTCTGAAAGAACGCAGTGAAAATAGAAAGCTTCAATCTATGTCATGTGCCAACTATGACCAGTTGAAAGCTCAAGCGCAGAGAGGGGGTCGCCCTCGATATGGCGAGTCTCGAACTCAAGCGCGTAAACGTAGAGGATTAGATTAATCGTGTGGGTGGTGCTAATGGTCGGACTACAGCAAGTCTGATACAACCAACAAAAAATATGGTGTACAGATAACCACCCACTGCGACAATCTATCAAAACAGAAAGCAGATTCAATGGAAACTTTCTACATATTTCTAATTTCTTACAGCATACAAGGCCACCCAATTGAGCGCAGTTTGCTGTTAGAAACTAAAGAGCAATGTCAAATAGCGATCCGCGCAAACGAACCGTTATCTAATGCACTAGGTGCTGATCTATTCTGCATAGATACTGGGCGTATTTCTCAGTCTCTACGCCCTAAACTTAGACCATCAATTCAAAATGAGGCCCGTCAAGAAACGGACGTCTGCCCTCAGAACGACGAAGATCAATGTAAGCGTTCATAGCATCTTCAGCCGTGCCTTTATACGCGCGAATATCACCTTCGCTCCACGCTGCACCCCA